TCAATGTTATTTTCAGCAAACCATCCGCGATTTACTTCGATTGCACAGATTACCTCTTCTCCGTCTGAGGAAACTGGATTCTCGTCGAATGGTTCTAATTCTTTTATGCTTTCAATTATTCCATCCTCTGTGATGAAAGCAATGTCCAGAGGAATTCTTGTCTCCTTCATGTAGAAGGATTTTTGCCCAACTTCATCAAAGATAAACAGCATTCCGCTGTTAAAATCTAAACTCTCACGGAACATGAGTCCTAAGTTAAGGTCTCTAATATCTCTCGCAATTTCGATATCGAGAGGCAAAGTAATAAACTCGGTTGACTCGCTCATTTTCTTTTTGGGTTTATCAGTTGAGACATAAGTGGGCTTTGCTGCTCCTGACTTTTGTGGTTGATTGGGATCAGCAGCTCTTTTTCTTCTTTGAGCAGAGAGTCGTTCTGACTTACTCATACTCGCTCTTTTGGCAGAAGAAACGCATTTTGGTGTTGACTTCTGACCTGGTTGACGAGCACAGGGTTTACCGGATACAACTTGCACCCAACCTGGTTTGCCACCTTTTGATTTTGATTTTCCAAACCAATCACGAAGACCTTCTTCATCAATGGTTGAACCATTTTCTTTACGAAGCATTCCTTCAGGATCAACCATGAATCCTTTAGGAATAGGTTTACAAACTTTATCTGTATAGCAGTAGTATTCTCCTGCCTTACATCTTCCGTTTTCCTTTTCTTCGTTCATCTTCTTGGTCTTCTTTTTCATTGAGTTGATGAATTTTCTATAGACCGCCGCTTCAGAAGTTTTACCCATTTCTCTTGCTCTCTGTTCCATAGCAACTGCTGCCTGGATTTTGTGAGCATGAGATCTAGATGAATTGCGAATCTTAGACACAGAGGCCTTAGCGGTTGCAACATCCTTAAACCCAAGTCCATGAATCGTTCCTTTAGGATTTTCATCCGTATAAAGATCCGAATGCTTCTTGGAATTTGCTGGTTGACCAGGTTTTCTTGGGATGCGAGGATTGCTCATTCAACTGGTTTTGATTTGGTTTTACCACCTGCTGCTCTTTTTTTACGTCCGGCACAATGTGCTTTCTGAGAGAAACCTTTGGGGTTAGAACAGTCAATACTCTTTTTATATTTATTAGACCAATCTTCTTGAAACTTATTAAAAGTTTTCATCCCCCATTCCCCCCATTACCACCATTGCCGCCACCGTTACCACCGTTACCGCCATTGCCCCCATTACCATTTCCATTACCATTCCCAGAGTCCCCATTTCCGTTAGAACTTCCGTTACCGTTACTGTGGCCATTACCGTTTTTGTTAGAGTGTCCTCCACCGAAGTACCTGCTTCCGTAATACTTTGTGGTTGTGGTGCCTACACCAACACCTTCTGCTATTTCTAGAAAAATTTTGAGAGTTTTCATTATCCGTCTAATGCGATAGCAAGTCCGAGAGATACACCGCCAAGATCATTCCAAGACGTTCCGTCAAAGAATTGCATCTTTTTATCTGTGCTATTATATATCATTGATCCTTCTAAAGTGGAAAGACCAACTCGCTGAGCGGTTGTTAAAACTGGTGGAGTAAACAGAGTAGAAACTTGAAGATTAGTAGATGTTACTACTCCAGCAAAATTAGCATTTCCATTTGCCTCAATGGTGGCACCTACACCAGGACCACCAAGATAATCATATCCTACGTTAATGCCACTTCTCGCGGTGACAACGCCAATAGAATCAACGTTCTGAATGTTTTCTTTGAATACTGTTCCTGCGATAGAAACATCACCTTCAAAATATGCAACGATTGAAGATCCAGCACCTGCTGTCGAAGATCTTCCAACGTATAAAGAATATTCTGATCTTGCTGTAGTAGCAATACCGACGTTTTTGGTGGTATGAATACCAGCAGCAGTTGCAGCCCAAGTTCCTGCTGCACCAACTGTTACCTCAGAAAATTTAAAACTATGACCACTAGTTCTTCCAAGTCCAACATCGACTTGGAGATACATTCCATCATAGGCATCCAGGTTAGTTGCTATGCCAACAATGTCATCAAGATATTGTAGTTTAGTTTCACCACCGCCACCTAGTGCAGCGATCTGTTCTTGTATTCTACCAACAAATAATCTGTAATGTTTTTGAAGATCATCAAGTGTTGCAAAGTTTTGATCCGTTGGTGTTAATGGATCTTGACCTTGTTTTGTGTTAGCAGGTTCTGCTAAACTTTCAGTCAAATCTTGTTGAGTTCCTTTTAAATCATTAACAATCTTGTATAACTCAGCAATATTGATTACATGAGAATCAAACTTTTTAGTTAACTCTGAAAGATTTTTTCTGAGTCCAATAACCTCATCATCATAATATTTTACTTCAGGCAAAGAAGCAATTTCATCCTTTAAATTGTCAAAGTAATTTAAAAACTTCTCACTAATTTCTTTATCGGATTCATATGTTTTTTCTCTAAGTTCAAAAACCTGTTTATTAACGTTTTGTTTTAGAGAATTATAATGACTTAGGATTTGTTTCTTTAATTTTCTGTCATCATCTTTAAATTCATGATGATGATCCCAAATCTTAATCGCAGTTTCTTTTAACTCTTCATATATTTTGTTCTTAGTATTTTCTAAGTTTTCTGTAATTTCTTTTATATCAACTCTGGTCTCAAAGTCCTTCGTGCTTATTGACTCTGTGAGTTCTTGAACCTCATAGTTGATCTTATTCTTGATCTCTTGAATACTATCGCCTACTTTAGTGAAGTCATCATCAATTACACTAAATGTTTTTCCGATCCATGAAAAATCAGGGACTTCATTAACTTCATTGACCCATTTAGGGAACTTGGGAATTGATGCCTTTACCGCATCAACTGCGTCGCAAATTGCTTCAATTTCAGCATCGTAATATTTTACTTCAGGTAGATTTGCTAGTGCAGTTTGAAGATTATCAATTCTATCTTCAATGACACCAACTTGCTCATCATAATATTTTACTTCGGGCAGATCTTTAATCTGCTCCTTGACCAGATCAATCTGATCACAAATAGCCTCTACTTCGTTATCATAATACTTTACCTCTGGTATAGAACCAGAGATTTGACTAACTTGCTCCGCAAGTGCTTTTAGTTCTTCATCATAATATTTGATCTCCGGAACATCCGGTATATCTCTTCTTACGTCATTAATGAGACGGAGAACTTCTGTGAGATCTAAATCTTCTGCGATCTCAGGTTCTTCTACTATCTCTTCGACAATTTCTTCTTGCTCTATGTAATCATCAATAGAGGGTAACTCTTCTTCAATTATTGCGTCTTCAACTGATGGAAGTTCGTTAGATTCAACGAACTCATCTATAGAAGGTAAATCCTCTCTAGACATTTTATGAGTATCTTAGGTACTTCGGGATTCCTCTCCCAGATTTATTTATCGTCTTCCTTAAGTCCGGACTTAAGAAGTTTTGATAACTCGGCAGTAGATCCTACAAACAGAGCATTATTGACGGTGGATGGACCCTTTGATTGCTTCTCTTCTTCCACATCTTTAAGTTTTTTCTGAAGTTCCATCAGTTTATCTGTGGCATCAGCAACGTTTTTAATTAATTGCCCTGCCACCTCATATGCTCTAGGCATTTCACTTTCTTGAGCCAGTTCAAGAATGCCATTTAATGCTTCCTGTCCCTTTTCAATAATGGAATATAAATTCCCACGAGTATACTCGTAGTCCTTTTTGACATCCTCAGTGGAGTCCTTTATCTTTTCAATTTTTCTGGTGACACTTTCCTTTTGAACAATGTCTCCAGTGACATTGAAAGCATCATTAAGTTCATCAAATTTTGACATCAGTTGTAAGATCCACTAAATCCAAAGTCGTCACCCTCTTCAATGAGAGCATTGTCTGTCGTTGTTGAGTTAGCATCAAAGGTGATCTTCTTGACCGGATCTCCTCTGAGGTGAGATATAATTTGAGTATTATCTTCTCCTCTAATGACACTCAACTTATTACCATTAACAGTTCTAATCTTCATCTCCTCACCACCAACGTCAATGTAGTCATTTTTGACAAGTCCATGTCCATCTTCAACTTCAAAGGTTTTTTGTGATAGACCAACATCTGATGTTAGGTTCGTAGTAATATCCCCAGTGTAATTTTTGATCGCTCTTGGATAAGAGGAATAAGAAACTTCTCTGATGGTATTTGTTGTATCGGTGCCAGTGAGATAGTTGACGGTTGCCTTCTTGATAACATCTTTGGTAGCCGCAGTTGTAGGACCAAACATGTAAGTTTTTGCTGTAAATCTCAGAGTATAAAGAAGAACTCTTCTGGATGTAAAATCGCCTTCATACTCATCAGACATTGTGATGTTTTCCAACACCACTGGTATATCTCTTTTCTCTTTTATTGCTTCTACTAATTCAACTGTAAGATTATATGATGGTTGAAAATATGGAAGAATCTGTTCTACAATTTGAAGAGCGTCATCATTCAATTTACACATAATAGACAATTCAAATTGCATATTATATGGAACCGGCATATACGATTTTTTAATATCCGATCCATCATCTGGATTTTTTACCATGAACTGTTGAGTCGTGGTAACTTTTCTAGATGGATCGTATGTCAATCCGGTAAACTCAAACGACATTCTTGGAAGCGTAATTGCAGTCGGTTTGTTCAGATCAGGTGACTGCTCAATTCTCGCTAAAAACTTTTGTGTTGGTCCGTATGCTAATGGAACTCTTACAACGGAGTTTTCTTGCTTGATCGTAATCGCATTAAAAAGCGTTCCGAAAGCAATAATCGTCCTCCTTAAAATCTCGTTGTAAAAGTACTCAAACATATCTATGTACCAAGATTAACAATTATTTAGGGAATTCCGAAAGGATTCTGTTCAGAGAAGTCAAGAATATTGTCTGCAGCGTTCTCAATATCGAGATTATCTGCATACTCATCATTGTCTGGTTCGAGATTAATAATTCTGAGAGCATGACTTGCACCCGAAGTTGCGCCAACAATATCTTCTCCGTGTGTCCAGGTTCCGCTAACAGATGCGACCTCTAATATGTTTGTAGTTGAATCCCAAGTTCTAACCCTACCAGTGGTGCCACTCAGAGATCCTGTGACAATTTCGTTGAATATGAAATCGCCAGAAGAATCCATATCTGGTGCAGAAATGGTGATGCTGCCGATAGAACTGTATCCAAGACCTGCGTTAGTCAAATTGATAGCAGAGATGCTTCCAGAGGCACTCAGGACCGCTGTGGCTGCCGCTGAGACGGTGGTAACGCCAGATAAGAATACTTCGTCATTAAATGTAATAGTTGGTGATGTGGTGTATCCAGATCCACCAGATTGAACTGTAACAACTCCAACAACACCGTCTCCAATCTTAGATGTTGCAGCAGCACCAACTCCACTACCACCAATGAAACGAATTCCTGGTGCAATAGTATATCCGGCACCCGGATTTGAAATGTCAACTCTTTGAATAGATCTAGATCTTGGATTGGCACTATTATTACAGACAACAATACCACCGATCACTTGACCAACAGTTGCAATTCCTGTCGTTCCTCCACTTGGTGCAGAGGAGACCCCGACAGTAGGAATACCGATGTATCCAGATCCTCTGTTAGTAATGGTAATCAATCTAACACCACCAGAGGTTACAATACCAGTAATTGCAGTTGCCGTTGCCCCAGTTCCAACCAGAGTAAGTGTTTGCGTTACACCTTGAATCGTATTGATTCCATCATCAGTGAGTCCATCAGAATCATCACCTACCAGATTATTATCAATCTCGTCAATGCCGGTTGCAATAACCTCATCCTCATAGCGGAAGAGTTCGCAATATAATTCATAGATGTAAAGATCTTGTAATTGATAATATGGTTTTGCGTATTCAATATCTTTGATTTCATAAACTCTATCGTCTAGAGGGAACCAAATCAAATCTCCACTCTTTGGTCTTGTCGATAGTTTTATATTTGCTTGATCTTCAATCAGTGGCGTAATATAATTTTCAAATCTCTCTCTAGAGATAATCAATCTAACTTCATCTTGAGATTGAATTCCAAACTTCGTTAGAAGATTACCAGCTCCAGAATACTGATCATAGTTGTCAACATATGCCTCAAGAGGTAGAGCAGTATCAAATGTTGACTGAACTACTTCCTTTATAATACTTTTTTGAGTTACATATTTTCTGGGTAGATAAAAAATATCAACACCATACATCCTCAACTGCTCGTTGATCAAATCCTGAACAAGGTTCTGTTCAGACGATGTGCCTTGAGTAAAGAATGGATTGAGCATTATCCTATAAAGTCAAGAGGGGGAATTTCGTAAGTATTGGACATTTGCTCTCTAATTATTTCTAAATCTTTTTCTGCATCATCATAAATTTGACGGCCATTTAGTTCAATACCACCTGGAAGTTTTACTCCCTGGAACTTCATCATATTTTGACCCCACTGCCGTTTGATTAGTGCAGTGAGATATCTCTTCAAAAATGAGTCATTATAAACTCTCGAAAAATCAGCAGGATCTACAATTCTCCAACAATCAATGACTAGGTAGTCATCCTTTGATAATGCTCCAAAGTCAACATCAAGATATAATCTGTTTTGTCTTTGGTTAAACCTAATTTGTTTTTCTGTATTCAACAGATAATCAATATCTGACAAATATGTTTTTGTCATTGCATAAGACAGTAGTTCCATTGACCCAAAGAAATACATGTCATTTAGGAACAACTGATACTTGACACTAAACATATTGTTAGTGGCAGTATTAGATCCGTCATATCTAAAAACTTTATTGATTCCAATAACTGCTGGAGGAACTTCTAAGTAGTTGCTGTTCTCTTCAAATTCAAAAGTTACATTAGATCCATCAATACTAGATGTGGCACTTGAAGTGGTGATTCCTGCAGTTTGATTATTTCCTCTCGCTCTTCCTCTGTCAATATCTGCTTGAGTAACTTTATATTTCAGATATGTCTGTATGACACCATCAAAATGTCTCTCTTGAAAATACTGTAGCGCATCATCAACTAAATCACTTACTTGCTCATCGGCAACATTAATTTCCAGGACTGGAGCACCCAGCTGCCTTTTGCAGTAATCAATTAGTTCTTGTCTATTGGAAGGTTGCGCCATTTATACTACTATTCCTATATGGTATTTATGGTGCTGATGCTATTCCGGGATAAACATATATCTGACCATTTACAAGATTGTAAAGAGTCGATCCGGAACTAACCAACACAGTATATCCATATCTACCTTGAGATAAATCTCTAGTCGATGTTGACCCAAGAGAGATCTTCATTTTACCATCAGCAGCACTAGTGAATCCAACAGTGAATGTTGCAGATGCACCTAAAGTTGCTCCAATAGCAACACTCTTACTCATTTGAGAAGATCCAGAATATCCAGACAAATCAAAAGCAGAGTTTGCTGTATTCAATATATTAAAATTAGCAGTAAAATCTGCACCAGAATACATGTCCAGATTTACTGAAAACGGAACTCCCGAATCAGGATCAAAAGTAACGTTCTTAGTTGCCATCTGCGATTCCTACAATTTGCATAGTTTCTTGCTGTTTATAATATAGTTTGGCGAATGACTTTGCAATATTTTTAAGTTCATCACGATCATCACATTTATCTATATCAGTTGCAATCTTCTGATATGCAAAACTTTTAGATAAATTGCTAAGTTCTATGTTATCGGGGTCCATTAATTAACTCCTTTAGTAGCGACTTAATTTCATCAATTTCATTCTTAATATTAGCAACTTCATCCTCAACTGATTGTGCCTTTTGATTCTTTTCCATTTTGTATTTACGTTTAGCAATATACTGATCGTATTCAAATTGATTCACATTAATGATGGCACTTGTTTCAGGGTCTCTGGCTAAATCGCCATGACCCTCTATCTTATATTGTGTCATTATGCAAGTGCCATCACTCTCAGGTCTTTGACTCTAGGGACGTAAACCTGATCAGTTGAGGTAAGAACAATTTTTATTCTGTATGACTTGAATGCAGGCAGATCATCCATTGTAAATGTATAATCTCTGAATTGCAATTCTTGACCAGTGAATCCATAAGTATTCGTCTTAGTGACAAATACATCAGATTCTCCATTGTTATTTTCAATAGAGATGACCCGACCACGATCATCCAAATTAGAATATCCAGGGAAAGGAACAAAGATTGGTTCAGATCCAGGCTCATTGTTGATAGCATAGAATACGCGGATGTCTGAATTTGTATTGACATGTCCCGCAAGAAGAACTTTCAGACCCGTGGCAGAATTTTCAAGAACAACCTCTTTAGAGATGTATTGACATGCATTAGGATCATTTAGAGCAGAATTTACTCTGCTATCAGTTGCAAAATTAGATACTGGATTGTTGATTCTATTAGAAGTAAGAATCGCACTTACTCTTTGAGCATCGATTACAGGACTTACTTTTGTATCCAAGGTAGTCAGTGTCAATCTCATGTTCATTGATTTTGAACCAGGAAGATTTGATAATTTAGCATCTTCATTTACTTTGGAGAAGATAGCGCGAGCAGAATCAAAGTAGTTTGCCTCATTCAGAACAATTGGTTCAAATCCAGCATCAATGTATGGAATTTCTGATCCATCCAAACTCTTAGATGTCACTGTTCTAATTTCAGCAGTAAGGCTTGTTTCCTGAACGCTGAGGTTTTGAACTAATGGTGTAATTAACTCAAACGGCATGTTTTGAGTTGCTCTAGTTTTGTCGCCACCAGTTGACTTTGTTTGATTGATGTAAAGTTTTGGATACCCAACATCATTGCTTCTGTCATCATTATCTGTGTTGAACTTCGTAGACATATCAACCTTGACATCATATGAGTCAAAGGTGATTGGATCAGTTGTCGTTGCATCAGACAGAGTGTGTGTTTTATTGATTCGATGAAGATTTACTCCACCAAGTTCATACTTAAACACAGGAGTTCCAGTAGGATAGTTTGTTGCACCAGTTCCTCTAACGATGTTTCCACCAACAGTGTTACCATCAACAGAGGTATATTCAATAACTTCATCACCAATTAGCAGATATCCAGCATTAGTTGTTCCAACACCCACATTTTCAAAGGTTGCAAACTGTGATGCATTTTCAACTGACAAGGAAGAAACAGAAGAATCTGTATATGGTGCAGTCAATTTGGTTGGTTTAACATCTGGTTTGACTCCAGAGATTTGAACTCTGTTATCTCCATAATACATGCCATGGTTTTTGTGATCTACGGTAAAGTGTAAACCGTCATTGATAATATCAATTTCGCCAATTTGAACATCTCCACCATTTGTATATCCAAGTTCAGTTGTGATTCCTGCACTAGAAACATACATGATTGTGTTTGCAGTTCCAACAACAAACTCACCTTGTACGTTATCGAGAATCAGTTCACTCGTGCTTCCGATTGATGTGATAGACAATCTAGCATTAGTGCCAAGATTCTTAAAGTCATTGGATCCGATGGTTGAAATACCAACGATGTCACCAACTTGATATCCTGTGCCACCACCATTGCTGATAGTTGCGCCAGATGCGACAATGGATCCGTTAGAAATCGTGATGTCAGCAGTTGCTCCTCTTCCACTTCCAGTGATCGTAACCAAATTAACATTATCGTATGTTAAAGTGCTTGCAGAGGGAGTATATCCAATACCCGCATTTTGAATGGTAATACTTGCGAGTGTTCCAGCAGTTCCAACCAGATTACCAGAGGCATTAGTTCCTTGCTGTAAAACATTATTACCAAGTTGTAAACCGCTGTCATGAACTGTTGTTCCCAATCCAACTCTAATACTTCTAGATTTAAGGTTGATGGAGTTTGGCATCAGTTTAGGAATCTGATTATTGCCTTGTGTCAACTGTGGGTTGTAGAATTCTACGTTTCCAGAATTGACAAACTCTGCTCTATAGAGAGTAAACTTAAGATCTTCCCATTGGCTTGGTTCCCAAGTTGAAGCATTCTGCGACTTAAACAGAGATCCAAGATATGGTTGATTAGAAATAAATGTGTCACTCAGAAGATCGTTCTCACCAATACGAGAAATGTATACACTATATTTGGTGGAGTTGGATGCTAAACATATGGCATATTCAGTGTTTCCACCTTCGAGATAGACAGGTGCTTTAAACTGAACAGTAGTTGCTACAGATCCATCAGGTGATACATTAATTTCGCCAGGATCAAGAACAATTTCTGAGAATGGAATAACTCTTTGAGTTGGGAATCCATTCTTCATCGTTCTCAATTGGAAGACGAGAGGGATATCCATATCGTCTTTTGATCTGAAGAATACATCACAACTAGTAACAAATACACCAGTAGGATCTTCAACTAAGAATGATTGTGCAAGGGGATCATACCAACCAATCTGTCTTTGTTGTTGTCCACCACTACGTCGATTAATTACATTCGTTTGAGTTCCAAGATCTCTATTAAGGGATCTTTCTTGGAATTCTTGTCTATTTTCAACTCTAGCATTTCTGACAGAAACAATGTTTTCCTGAACTGTCTCTAAAGTTCCCTCAGCCGTAAAGGTTTCTTCAGTAATCGTTGTTGCGATGTCTTGATCATTATCCTCATCATTAATTAAAGTAAGAACGCGACCACCTGTTTCAAATCTTGGGTGATTCAGATTGTTGGGATTGGGTATGAAGTAACTACCGATTAAGGTAGCAGACAGATCAGATATCAATCTAACATTTGTGATTGTTGCTTGAGCACCACTAGTGGATCCAGTCAGAACCATGTTAGATCCAACCCATCCACTAAAAGCACCTTCTCCCTGTCTTTGTAAGGAGAACGTATCAACGTTCAAGATATTTGAAGTCGATGAGTATGTAGATGCTAAAGGAGTGTTGGTGTATGGGTTATCGGGATAAACCTTAGTTGCAGCATTATAAGGACCCTCTCTG